GTTCTGATGCTTCTCAAATTTAATAACTGATCTAAACTTATCAAATAATGCGTCTTTGTGACTGATAATAAAGATATTATTATCTTCTCCTATAGTATTTAGGATAGTCATAACAAAGTCTGTTCCATTTATATCTAGTGAGCCATCAAATACTTCATCTAACATCAATAGATTGGTAGAGGCTGAGTTCTTCATTCTAGCAATAGTACGCCAGGTAAAGAGTAACGCTAGGTCAATTTTAGCTTTCTCACCCTCACTGAACGATGCATAACTAAACTCATCTCTATGTCTGGACTTTATCTTCTCATTGAACGCTTCATCTATCTCAAACGAGATAAAAAAGTCCATCGCCTGGAGATATTTGTTAACGAGTTTGTTGATGACTGGAAGATATTGTTTAATAATCTTCGTCTTGATTCCCGTATCCTTGAGGAGTACGGAGGCAATCTCAAGATAATGCCTTTCTTCAACCAACGAACTTTTTGCTTCCGAATGAACGACCACCTCTTTAGCAATTGTTTTGAGCTTGGACTGCTCCTCAGTAAGCTTAGATACATCCGCTCCTGATGTAGGCATGTCTTGGTTGAGCTTTTGAATGTAATTCTGACTGGCAATGATTCGGGTGTTGAGGCTAATGATATTGTTCTTATGTTCAGCGATTTTCTCTTCGACCAGAGTAATCTCATCAAGTCGTGTCTCGATTGCGTCAAGTTGCGCGGTAAGGGACTGAACTGCGGTTTCAAATTCCGAAATTTTGTGAGTGTGAGCCGCCTTTGAATTCTCTTTGACTTCTGCCTCCAGAGATTGGTTACATGTCGGACATACATCATGTTCGTCATAAAAAGCCACATGCCTCTCTTGCGTCTTAATTCTTTCGGATAACTTTCTAAGGAGAGATTCCACCTCCGTTCTTTTACTACGCTTCTCCGCGGTGTCAGTAATATTGGATTGAAGTGTACTAACTCCACTTTGTTCGACCTCAACACTGAGTTGAAGCTGTGCAATCTCTGTATTCGCCTCAAGTATTCGCTTTTGTACATCTTCTACCTTCTTCTGCTTATCTTCTTCAAGCGTCTTAATATAGTCTTGTTGAATCTTTACCTTAGACTTACCTAATTCAATCTTGTTATCTAGTTCGGTAATCTTAAGTTTAATATCGTTAGCCTTATCCTTCAGTACAGTATTCATGACTGTAAAGATCTTAATATCTAATAGATCTTCAATCACCTCACGCCTATGGGCGGCTGGTAACTGCATGAAAGGTGTGAAGGAGGCAGAGCCCAGAATAACAATCTGAGTAAACGATTTATAGTTTAACTTCAGTACCTGATCTTCTAAGTACTTCTGATAGTCTCTAGCGGCAGCATCCTGGTTCAGCAACTCACCATTGAGATAGATCTCAAATACAGTAGGCTTACCACCGCGGCATATTTTATATTCTTTACTACCAATAGTAAACTCTACCTCTACCAACATATTCTTACCGTTGATAGAGTTAACTAACTGGGGCTTATTAATATTACGAAACGGCTTATTAAATAAGGCAAAGCAAAGTGCATCTAAAATAGTAGACTTACCTGCCCCATTCTCACCCACAATCAATGTAGTAGGTGACTTATCAAAACTAACTTCTGTAAATTGCGCGCCAGTTGATAGGAAGTTTTGCCATTTTATAGTCTTAAATTTAATCATGCTTCTTCGTAATTCTGAGCTTCAACATATAATGTCTTCATCAAAGTCTTAATGCGGTTTTTATCAGCCTCAGTATCTAAGCTATCAACATATTGTGATAATAATGTAACAGTATCTTCTAGATCTACTTCTTGATCGCCCATTGCATCAGCTTCAAACTCAGATAAGTCTTCAATAATTTTTAACTCAAGAGGGTTAGCTTTATAAATCTTCTCTACAAACTTATCAAATGCATAGTAGTCAGTCTTATTAACTACAATCAGTTTAAGATGTTTGTTTTCAAAGTCTTCTATATTATAGCTTATTTCTTTAGTATCGTCATAATATATTTTAGAAAAGATAGTAAACGGGTTCTGAATAAAATCCAATTCTCTCGTACTGGTGTCAAATATATGAAAGCCACGAGGGTCTTCGAAATCCGCCCAGGTAAGCTCATAAGGATTTCCAAGATAGTTAATGTTCCCATCACTACTACGGTGATGAAAATGTCCAGAACAAACCGTATCAAACTTCTCAAATATCTTAGGATCAAATCCTTCATCGTTCTCGTGACCTTTATACATCTGAAAGCCTGCTATCTCAAAATGCCCGAACAGTACCTGGGCATCGGTAGTCTTAATAGCTTCCATACTTTGATTATAGTTATCTGTACATATCCATGGCATCATGAATATCTTGGACCCGTCTTCAAATATTAACTCAGAAGGTGTATCGATAACATTAAACTCGTAATCTTTTAACAATAGACGAGGAGAATTAACATCGTTGGTATTCTTAAAAAAGGTATCGTGATTACCTACAATCATATGTAGTTCGATATCCCTTTTTTTAATTTCGTCAAAAAAGTAATTACGACAAGAAGACAGGGTATTAAAATTGATATACTTACGGCGATCGAAACAATCACCAAGGTGCACAATATGCCGTATACCTCTCTTATCAATCTCAGGGAAGAAGACTTCCTCATAAAATCTCCTAAAGAAATTATCAAAGGGGATACTATCCGAGCGGGCACCGAAATGGGTATCGGTTACAAGCGCTATTTTAGTCATTACCAATGCCTTATGGTGTTAGCTATAATAAAAAAACATGTCACAATATGTATGATGACCCAAAAGGTTTTAAAGAATAAAGCAATGCGAGCTTCCCGGAGCGTTAAAATAGGTACATCAGGTCTATCACTATCTGTACTACCCATCAGGTGCCCGGTTGCTCGTGCCCAGATCTTCTCTAGACTATTCACTCAAACAAGTCCTCATTCCATTCACGGTGACCTTCTCTAAAAGCCATATTTGACTGAGTCTCTCTTACCTCTACACGGTAGCACCACAAGCGAGATGCTTCCCCCGGGCCCCACATCTCTGGAATGTAAACGCCATTGACATATTTGTAAAGCATATCACTGAGCCCTTCACACCCCAGTCTAGGTAAGACAACGACCTTGGCCATTTTCTTTTCTGTCAACAATTTATATGTTGCCATTTCAGGATCATCTTGCGCTACAATTAGAGTATGATCAAATTGATCTTCTAAAATTTTCTTAAGGTCTTTAAGACCACCGTAATCAGCCGCCCAATTGCGGACATCTAAATCATCAGTACCAAAGTAAAACTTCATACTGAATGAATATCCATGAATTAAATTACAGTGAGAGTCTGCCCTCCACTGTCTATAAGCGCATGGAAATGCATCATGATATTCTTTAGTACTTGTGTACTTGTATACTACGGGTTGTAATTTTGCCATTATTTTTTCCTATGTTAATTAGCATAGGCAGCAGAGTTTATAGAGCGGGATGACGCCGGAGACCGCTTTTGTAATTATGTATACTTCTTATCGTGCTCTTTACCAATACCATAACTGCCATCGTACGTCTTCAATGCTTCAGCATCAAAGGACAAGTACTGTCCTACCCTCGTACCTTGCTTAATGCGAGCCGGGCCAGTCGTAACATGAAGTACCCCGGCCATGACACCGTGATAGCCAGTATCATAAAGACCTGAAGTAATAAAACAACCATTGCGGTTAAGAGTGCTACGAGTAATGACCCAGCCAGCTTCACCCTCACCCACGTTGATGATGTTTTCCATAACGATCTCATAACTCCCCGGGTATAACGTATAATAACCCTCTCCGTCTGGATTGAGTTCCGTAGAGCCTCTATGCTTCTTGTGATCATTACTTACCTCAAACACTTCATTGTTAATTTGAAATACTTTACCAAGACGTAGATCTACAGCATTAGGTTGAATATCTTCATCAAGTACGTTGGATAATTTGGTTCTACTACTCTCCCCCATCACATGCTTCATACTGAAGGGTTCTGAATATAATTTATATGTAACTGTCATGCATTCTCCGGGATATAATAAGGATTCTCCAGCGTTTGAAAATACGCGATAGGAGATAGTTGTTTGTACTTAAGATTAATTTTAAATACTCTATTAGGTGGTAAGGACTCTGCAAATTCAACCTTGGTAGAGGAAAAGTTCATATCCTTGTCATAAAACATTGGCGATATTTCATTTCTAAATACAAACAACTCACCACTATTATACATGATACAGGCAAAAGTGCCATCGACTCTGGATAATGAACTCCACCCGTAGTTAAGAATTTGTTCTAGTAACCATTGAGTGTCCCAGGTACCTTCTGTTAAGTTCTTTTGTTTAATAATACCGTTATGCCATAGCATACAATCACCATAAACTGCTGGGTGAATGTTATTGGCATTGGTAGTTGGTGCCTGGCTATGTGCAATAAAATACTTATTATCACCCCCTGTAAGACCCTTAATAAGACCTTCAGGCATCTTATCTCTATCCTGCATCATCGTCTCAAGTCGTACACTATCTTCACCAAATGAAAACGAGGAAAGGGAGTAGCTTAACTCCCCTCTGTATGCATTCAATCGATATAAATCGGTCAGTTTATTCTGACTAAATGAACCTGTAATTGCGCACATCTTATACTTTCATTCTTTCTATTAGGTCTTGCCAAGGGATAACTTTAGAATACTCTATCGTATCATTATAACCTATCTTAGCAAAATTTGCAATACGTTCCGAACAACTAGGACACTCACCACACGAACGATGTTGATCATCTGGATTGTAACAAGTCATAGTAAATGCAGTCAACATTAAGTTACCGTCCAGCTCTTGCAAAATCTGTAACTCATCGTACTTGGACAGCTGACTGAAAGGTGCAGTTAACTTGATCTTAATGATACGATTCTCAGATAATAAATCATTTACTTTATCAACCCAGCGCTGTGTCGTATCGTGGTAACCGTACTCATCGTGTACCTGTAACCCACATACAACTGTGTCGACGTTTTGTGTCTCTGCAAATGCTGCAGCAATAGACATCAAAATCATATTACGGTTAGGTACATAAGTCTTCGGACGAGGATCACCAAGAACATCTTTAATCGTTGGCATTGCCATATCAGTATCGACGTTAGCAGAGAAGCCTTTACTGATATCGCCAAGGAAAGATGCATCTACTACTTTATGCTTAACACCAAGTATTTGAGTTGACATTCTAGCCATCTCAATCTCACGTTTTTGTTTCTGGCCATAGTAAAACGTTAAAGCAGATACATTGTCCTTACCGTATTTTTGTACGGCTAATCTCATAGCAATGGTACTATCCATACCACCGGATAAAATTACTACACACCCATTTACATCGGGCAATAATGCTAACGCTTCATTTGAGGTCATCTTGTTTTTCTTTCAATTCTTTTTGAATACGGTGAATATAAACAGTAGCATCCATTAGTTCTTCTTTAAGATGCTGAATCCATTGCATAAGATCGAGATCAGTACGCTCAGTAGTTACCCCGTACTTCTTGAATCCATGATCGGCTCTTTTCATGTATTCAAGGCATATCTCGTTAACGTTATTATCTTCAACACTTAGTTCAAATTTAACGCCTTTATTTCGCTTTATCATTGTCTTGCAGTCTTTTCACAGAAGTTGTAAGCATCGATAATAGGTGCTTGATTTAACAGATAATAATTAGATGCGCGTGTTGGGTTAATATCAATACCACCTCTACGAGTATACAAACAAGTTACCAACAACTCTTCAGGGTCCAATAAGTCCCACAGACGTTTATAGATACACTCGGCAATCTCTTCATGGAAGTGATTCTCTTTGCGCATTGATACAATGTACTGCAATAATGATTCCGGGGTAACAGCCTTCTCGCCTTTAATATGAATAAAAACATCGCCCCAGTCTGGTTGATTAGTAACCCGACAATTAGAACGCAATGAATGTGAACGCCATCTTTCATAACGACCAATAGAAGGTACCACTTCTAAAATATCAGACGACTCATTAAAGCGATCAAATGACATCTCAGCAACGTTACAATATTCTTCCAGCGACATAAAGTCACCTTTTAATGGCTTAAGTGTATCCACATCACCAACTGCAATGTAGACGCCAACATCACCGCCCACGGCTTTAGAAAGGTCCCGTTCAATTTGCTCTTCAATAAAATGAAGTTCTTCTTTACCAGTAATTAAACGAGCCATATTATAAGAGTTCAAATATAACTTAACAGACTTTGACTCAACAATATTAGGAGTACTGGAAGAGTAAGTAAACTTTAGCCAGCCAGAGATAGGAAATCCGTTCTTCTGCAAGGTGGAGAACTCATAAGCATTCCATGCATCCATACCTACAAAGGGTAACTCTTCTTCTTCAATACCATATGCAGTACGATTCAAATGACGGGGAACGGCAACCAAAAGACTCGGATCAACATCATCTGGAGTAACATAAGGCTTAACTGCAGACCCGTCTCCTGCCTTACCCAGGTGAACGCCTACTAGTTTATTCAGTTCGTCTTGATTACTCATTATCTTCCTTCTAAATGATCTATAATTGTATTAACCCTATTACGCACAGAGCCTTTAACTCTAAGCATACTTAATTCATTTTTTTCAATTGTTGCTTCAAACAAATCTGCAATCTCGTCTCTAAATTGTTTATTGATACTACGTACACCGTCATCTACGATTTCAAACTCAGGTTCAATATAGAACACGTAATCATACGAATGCCATACCTTGTTAAATACATCTTTAACATATCTCAAGGTACTGGCATTAATTTTATTATTTTTAAACAAGTACGCACTATAAACAAACCCGTCTAGCGCAGTACGATCTGTTAGCATATTACCGTACATAAACACATTAACGATATGCTCATTCATAATAAGGCGTTGAGTTATATCGGTACCTTCTTCATTGATAGGCAAGCCATAACTCTTTACACGACGAGTTACCTCATCACATATAACATAATCTTTAAATAGTTTCTCCGAGCGTAAAGCATTCAGTAAAGTAGTCTTACCCACCGACTGCGCACCCGTAATACCAATCTTCATAATCCCTTTTCCCTTAAGAAGAAATTCCACGCCGATAACGATGTCATCTTAAGTGAAGAAAATAATTCTTCTACAGTACTGTTTCTATTACGTAGGTGAACGGCCTTCAATACTTCACCCCCATCCAATTCAGCAGTACACTTATGCACAACACTGCCTATTATAGCGTACTTGTTATTATCTTGCCACACTTTCATCTGTGGGTCTTTACCTTTTAACTCAGGGTAGAGATCAATTGCTCCAGGATGGCCGTTATATATTTCGTATTTCTCACATATATCAGCTGGTAGAATGCGAAGGTAGCCGTGAAGACTAATAAGGGTCTGAGGAACATTATAAACAACCTGATTTCTAAAATAATTCATTACCATGTCGTGTCTGGCAGACATAATAGTAACACCCAGTTCACGAATACCTGGGTGAAATTTAATTTTATCTTCAAAATTATTAGTTACAAGTAAGTCTGGTTTACGTCTAATAGACTTAGACAACTCAATAATCTCTGAGCCAGTCTGACTAAAAAATGCAACCCAGATCATTATCTGTAACCAGTCACATAGGACTTAAAGTACTTAATGTTGTGATTAATGGTATGCATAGTGGCTACCGAGGGTTCAGGAGTGTTAAGTAACTCAATGAGTTTGAGGGATTTCTTAGAAGCCAAACCGCCAGGCTCGTAGCCAATGCCCAACAAAGCGTGAACAATAGGGCTAGAGGTATCAAGCGATTCAATCCAGTCAAACCCCTCACGATAGAACATAAATTCAATCGGTAACGCACACCCAAGGAGGTGATGCGGTTTTTCAGTATTGATAACACCATCTTGTAATAATCTAGTTAAAGTTTGTACCCTACCTAATGTATAACCCATCCATTTGTTAGGATGGGGACAGACCTCGAGGTAGTACGAGTAGTCAAAGGAAATTGCAATCTTATCTACACTAATTACTTGATCAAGATATTTGTAGCATTGAACTATATCTTCATAACTCTTACCCTGAACTACACCAATACTCCTACTGTTCTTCGGCGTCTTACCCCAGTAGTTCTCTTTCCAATCTAACGCTTTATCCATCGTCCATTGTGTGTCTTCTAATACGTCTGGTATGATGTATTCGGCAGGTTTTAATTCATTGATCCAGTATGCAAATTTATCAGAGTCAAAAGCAGTACCAAGTTCAAAAATAGAATTATCTAAAAGTACATGCCTACCTTGTGCTACTGAATCTTTAAAGAATTGGTAGTAGGTAGGTTCTGTTTCGAACAAGTGGACAAGAGCGTAGTCATAATCGTTATAACTACGAGACCGATCAAGAAGACAAAGCGGGGATTCATGGCTAATTTTCATTGTAGTTTCTCAATAATATCTGTTGTAACAGGGACCCAAATTACAGTATCATCGTACTTGGTTTTTTTAGCTCGATGTTCATTTTTATTTACATAAGCTATCATGTCGTTTATATTATAACGGTAAATAGATTTTGTATCCACATCTACTCCGTAAATTTGCTCAGCAGATGTAGTATACAGCCAGCCTGCTCGCTGTTTTCTATTGTTAAATAACTCTACACAAAGGGTACCTTTATAGTAGTTGGACTTAACATCAACCGTAACACCGTTAATAATACAATCAATTTTTAATACTACTTGACTGTTAATATCATTCTTATCTTCAAATAAGATATTATTGGACTTGCAATACTCCTCTACGATAGCCTCACCAAGATCGCCCTTAGCACCATTTGCACCGTATCGTCCTTCGGAGTTTGCATACCAAGTCATAAATTACTTCTTAATCAAGGACATGAACTCTGCACGGCAATCGGGCTCACTCTTAAAGCAACCACCGAGTTTGGCTGTCAAGGTATAAGAGTTATGATCTTCCACACCACGTGACTTAACACAGTAATGTGTACCTTCGATTACAACTGCCACATCTTCTGTACCGAGAATGAATGATAAAGCATGGTAGACTTGCTCGGCAATACGTTCCTGTACCTGTGGGCGACGGGCAAAGTATTCTACAATACGATTCATCTTAGATAGACCCAAGACCTTGTCCTTAGGGATATAGGCAATGTGAGCCTTACCATCGATAGTTACAAAGTGATGCTCACAATTAGACATAACAGTAATGTCTTTTTCGATTACCATTTCATCATACCCCATCTTGTTCTCAATGACTGTACACTTAGGAAAGTTCTCAGGCTTCAAACCCCAGAACACTTCTCGTACAAACATCTTAGCTACACGCTTAGGTGTATCCATTAACGAGTCATCGGTTAAATCAAGACCGAGTGTTTCCATAATGACAGCAAAGTTCTTTTCAATCTTTGCAATCTTACGCTCATCCTTAACCCCAAGTCTATCCAATACGATAGGTGTATGTACACCCTTAGAGATAAGATATTCTTCTACTTTATAGCCTAGTTCGGCGTCTGTTTTTCCAACTTGTAATGACATTTTAGGTTCCCCATTCGTTTTTAAATAAAGGCACTTGAAGGCGATCGCTGTAACGATACCCCTTCCTCATGGCAAGTTCTGCCACAGCCCGATTGTTCATATGATATACCGATTCAACACCCCCAACAGGCATCAGGTATACTGGCCCAGTAAAGCCAGCATCACGGTAGGCTTGAACTGCCTTCTCTGCTTCATCTGCATCCTCTTGAGATGCAACTACAAATTTCAAATACACATACCCTACCATTCCATAATCAGCAACGATTTCTGGCTTGATAGCATCTTCCCATGTTTCACCTGATACTGATAGCTTAGGTGAAACAGAAAATGTAATTTGACGATCGAAGTTACCGGGTACACCCCAGCCCCATCTATCAAGGTAGTCCTTGAACTCTTTAGTAAGTTCTTGTGTACCGTTGGTTTCGAAAGTCATCTCTGTTAATGCTCTCATCTTCGGATGTTCAAGTAAGTCTGGGTATGCCCGTTGCCATCCAAGTAAGGGCTCACCTCCGGTGATTACCAGATGTTCGTCTTTCCATTCCTTGTAAGGTAGTGTATCCACAATTGCATTGGCAATGCTATCAGTAGAGAGTACAGGGCTAAGATGCTTAAACCTAGGATCCCAAGAAGCATAAGAGTCACAACCTGTACTAACAAGAGGCAACTCTTTATAGGTAGCATACTTATCTGGATTAACGTTGATGTATTCTTCACTTTTTTGTCCTTTCGGCATACCAAAGCCTTCGCATTTAAAGTTACAACCAAAGGTGCGAAGGAATACTGAAGGTACGCCCATGAAACGACCCTCACCTTGAATTGAATAAAATAATTCTGCTACTTTAAGTTTAGACATTATACTAACTCCTCTACAATACCGAGGATTTCTGCAATGATTAGAAAAGCACCAGCTAAGATAAGACTTTGTGGTATGATAAGCATAATACCAGCAAAAATTCTGATAATGCTTTTGAGAAAAGAAATACGTGCATGCCAATTGGCATCAGGTTGATCAAAGTTCAACAATTTAAGCTCCTAGTTGTACGTGGAAGGGCACGATCCATTATATAGGCTAGTCATAATCTGGATCAACTGGTTCAGGTGGCTTTTCGATAACATATCTACCGAAAGCCAGTTTAGCTTTTTTAAGCTTAGGGAAAGGTGCAAGAGGCCAATCGGGGTTAATCCAGGCTGGCTTCTTACGGGGGGAACAGGAGGTATTAATTATAAAGAAACGTTCACGAGGGACACCTGCCTGTTTGCGAGCCTTATTAATATGCTGCCACAGGAAAAGTCCATCTTCATCTTCTGGAGTACTCTCATAGGTCTTATCCTCTGAGACGTAACCATCTTTATCTTTAATATAATAGTATACTTTAACAGGCATGTACCTATTATAAGCTATACCTTATTCAATATCAAGTGTTCCTTCGTCAGAAACGGCTTTTTTCTTAGGTTTTTTTACCGTTCTCTTATCAATATCGATAGTATCTACTTGTTTTCTCATCATTTCCACAATGGAATTTGCAAATTCTTCATTACCATCAGAATGTGCTATCAGCATATCAATATCGATATTTTCAAGTAACTTGTATTTGGTTGCTTGTTGTTTCTTTTCCTTCTGAATCCGCCTCACGAACGCAAAGAAAGTAATTTGAGTAAAGTAAGCAAAAGGATTCATACCTCTTTCAGGATCAAACTTTTCGACGGCGGTCAAGCAGTTCTCAATCCCATCAGATATCATATCATCTTTAAAGGTGTAATTAATAAAGTTAGCTTTATATGATAGGTGGGTGGCAATCTTGAGAAAGCACTCACCAATATATTCTGTAACTCTAGGTTTCTCTAGATTACCCTCTTTTGCCTCTAAAACCTTTTTACGGTACTCAACTAAAGCTTCAAAGAACTTTTTATTGTCTACGTAATGGGCTGGGGCTTTTTTAGTGGAGGGTACGTTCTCCACTATCTGTCCAACTATCATCATCATCCTCCTCGGTGATTTCAATTTCATTAGTATCGTCATCACCCGAAAGTGCTTGTTCAATATCTTCTTCTGTAGCAATAGCTAAATTTTCATACTCAATAATAAATTGTTTATATTGAGTTTCTGCTCTCTCTAACACATTAGTTGCAATTACAACGTTGTGTGTTGGAATTCTTAAAACTTCTTTTGCAGACATATTAAGCCAAGGTCTCATAATATATGACTCAATTATACCACCACCATAAGGTGTCTTCATTGAATGTATTTCTACTGGTTCGGATACTTCAATATATTTCTTATCAACCAGATCCATACATTCATCTTCAGTAGTGACAATTAGGTTTTCACCGCTGGATAACTTTAAAAACTTACAGTACATTATAGAGGTACCTTTACTAGTTTGTAGTCAAAGTGCTCATCATTATAGGTTTTAATTCTTTCGATCATGTGTAATAATGTATAGTTCTTTCTTGTCTTCCAAGTCAGATCATCACCAATATCATATAGATTACAATATGTCTTTGCATCCCCTTTTCTCAAACCCCTACCTACCGATTGTAAATTCCTAATCTTAGACTTAGTAGGAGATGCAAATATAATATTGTGAAGGTTCCTAATATTTATCCCTGTGGAAAAAGTGCCATAGGAGGCAACAATAATTGCATCGTTCTCTTGCTCGGTAATTCGTCTGATATCTTCTCTATCGGCTGTCTCTGTACCACCAAAGACAAAGAATAATTTTCTATCTCCAGCCTTGGCCTTGATCATATCAAAAAGTATCTGTCCGTGTTTTTCTACATACTGAAACAGTACCAAAGAGTTACCAGTCTGCTTGAGAGCAAGGTTACGAATGAATTTACTTCTAGGCTCGTACCCGCAAAGAAAGTCCATCTCATCAGGATACTTGTTATCTTTACATGCTTTTTTTACATCATCGGGGTACTGCAATACAATACCAAATATTCTTAATTCAGCCAACTGGTCGTTATCCATCAACTGTTTAGTAGATGTTACCTTATAGACAGAACCAAATAAGCCTTCAAGAACAAGCCTGTGTGTTTTAGTACCATCTAAGGTACCAGTTGTACCGATTCGATAAGGTGTATTAACCATCTTATGCATGATGCCGGTTAAAGACTTTGCTTTAAAGGTGTGAGCTTCATCACCGTATACAACCTGATAGTTCTCGAAAAACTTCTTAGGTAACTCGTATACCGATTGCCAAGTAGATATGACTATTGGAAGGAGGTTCTCTTTAGAATGCCCTGAATATATACGCGAGCAAGATTCTGATGCTTTCCATCCATTGTTTTGAGAATAAGATTGGAAATCTGCGTACATTTGTTCGACCAAAGAGGTCGTAGGGACCAGGATAAGTTGTTGTCTTTTAAACTTTTCATTCCAACGGAGTAGACAGTATATAATGAGAGACTTACCGGAACCTGTTGGGGACAGAAGAAGACGTCTACCATCGGTAATTGCTCGATATACCGCATCGAGCTGGTAATCTCTGATGGCCTCGCCACCGGGCAATGATAGGTTAAGTTCATTTATAAATTCTTTTAACTGCTCTATTGTTACTAGATCTACTTGTTCAATATATTCACTATAGTCTATAGTGTACTGGTTAACTTCAGCAAAATGTTCTAGATAACTTTTTAAACCAACATACAACTCTTTTGTGAACATGGAGAAGAGTCTAATCTTTCCATCCCACAATTTATTACGAAAAAGGGGGTGAAACTTTGCACCAGGTGCATCAAAAGAAAAATGGTCTACTAACTCCTGCGCAATAGAAGGGTCTGATTGAACTGTTAGGTAAACATTGTTTTTCTTTTTGATTGCTATATCGGCCATTACATCATACCGTTAGTAAACTTTGCCCATTCAATACCTGACTTAATATCCCAGGTACGTGAATTGAGAGATCTAATTATTTGTTCAAGCGTGTAGATAGTAGTCTTAAAATACTCTATCTTATCTTGTAGTTCAATTAGATTATTATCACATTCAAGTAACTCATCCATCTCATTCTTTAATGGTTTGTTACCCTGGTATTGAGACCAACCTTCATCCTCTAACTCCTGCTTCGTCATCTCACCCCTGAAGTACTTGTACTTTGATCGTCTGGTGTTGAGGTAATCAGACTCAGCTTTGCGTAGCTGTAGCTTGGTCTTAGATAGTACGGTGATATACTTGGCGTGGAGGATAGGAACCCGGGCAGCTTCGTGCCCAAGGTTCGTTTCATTAATAGGAGCGTCTCTAGTCCACTCCTCTGTCAATTCACTTAACTTCATAATATATTTAAGTTGACTTTATTCCGGTAGGTCTAAGGTTACAACTTCTTTTCTTTCTTCTGTCTGTGCTTCAACAGGAGGAGGTCCAAAGCTAATAATAGCTTCAGGGTTACCCTGGAAGCAGAAGTGGCCATAATGGTTCAATGAGATAGATGGGTCAAGCCAGATATCTCCACCAAGTTCTTGCCAACGGCGGCAGAACGTATAGTCTTCTGACAAGTAACGACGATCAACTGGGTCAATCATTGTATCAAACAATGCATAGAAATGATCTTTCAAGTCTGCATTATTAATATTTACATCGTTGTTGTACTTAAGTTCAGGATATGCTTTGATCATCTTAAGAATAGCTTCACGGCTGATCATCATAAAGCCAGTACCAGCATCATGAAGTTTAATCAGACCATTCTCAACGCCAATTGTCTTTTGTTCTTTATTAACAAATTTAAAGTTAATAGCGTAGTCAGAACCAAACGATGCCATCTCACGGTCGGTTAATTCTTTATCTTTGTTTGCTGGGTCGGTAAGATTACTACGAATTCGATCCCATGCAACACCTTTCTTAGGATATGCACCCACAACAACGTCTTTTTTATGTGCATATAGTTTCAAAACATCTTCTGTCTGAAACTCGATATCAGCATCAATGAATAGCAAGTGAGTATAGTCAGATGCAAGAAAGTATGCTACCAATACATTACGGGCCCGTGTTACCAGGGACTCGTTGGCAATAGTACCAAATGCTAGAGGGATTTGATGGCCGTTAAAAAACGTCATCATTTTGATCACCGAGCGAAAGTATGGCTCGTTCAGCTG